AATGGTCGGCTGCACTTCCTTCAGAAGCTCCGCACGGATTTGCGCGGCCAGATGGGCTTTGAAGCCATCCGGGTCGGCAAACATGTCCGGCTCTTCCTGGGGTTGCTGCTGTTGCGGTGCCTGCTGGAGCTGGGCGAAATACTGCTCATACTCCTGAAGGCGCTGCTCAAGCTGCTGGCGCTTGCTCCTCTCGTCCTTGAGGGCCGCGATGGGGATTCGCTCTTCCTGCTGCGCCGGCGTCACGCTTTCCGGTTCGGTCGGTTCGACCTCTTCCGCTTCGCCCGATTGCTTGGCTTTGAACCTGCCCAGCTCGTCACGCTCTCGTTGCGCCGTTTCCGCCGCCTCGATTGCTTCGCTGGTTGATTCCTCTTCCCCTGACAAAATCTCGTCCAGAGATTGTTCGCTCATGTTGCCCTCATTATCGACCGTTACGGCGTCGCTCCCGTGTCGCCCGTAAGTGCGGCGTCCCTATTCACCCGTTGGCCCCGGTGGCGGGCATGGCGAGCATCCCCCGAAGAGGACGGTCGCAATCTCGTTTGTGCGGTTAGCTAGCTACCCAGATGACGCCCGCGACTACGGCGGCTATCAGAACCAGCGCAGCGGCCGTGCCGAGCGCGAAGTCTGTCCAGTTGTCTGGGAATGGGCTGTGGTGTGGCTCGATGCCAAACATGCCCAGAACAAAGCTCGGCGGCAGAATTATCATATCAGACAGCCCGATTATTCAGCGAATGGCCGAAGAAGCGCCCGCCGCCCGGCATCCCGCCCCGCTGCAACAGGCCCATGATCCCCGGCTGCTGCATTGGTGGCGGCATCATGCCCGCGTGAGGGGCGGGCGGCTTACCAAAACCTGGGCGATGCGGCATGGTGCCAGTCATTCCCGGTCCGGTCGGCGAGTAAGGCGCCATTGGGCCTGCAGTGGTGGGTTTATACATCATGCCGCCACAAGCTCCTTGGCCCAACCAAGCAGGACCGGAAAGGCGTCGTCGGTCGTCGCGTCGGGCGGCAGGCGGACGGCATTCCGCCATTTCTTGCCGCCCAACTTGAATTGAGACGCAATGCCGAGCTTACTGCCGAAATCGAACACAACTGTCCGGACTTCGACATCGCTGCCGCCGATGGCCTCGATGGCCGTTACGAACTCTTGCTCGGTCATGCCGCTTGTGGCCTTTCCGGTTTGGTTGCTTCGATACGCTCGGTCTCGGCGCGGTAGCCGTCAATCTGTAGCTCGGCCCCGCGCATCGCCAATTCTTCCGGGTCTTTCGGAACCGCGCCCTGTGCCTTGGAGATGTTGACCAGGGCCTGCGTTTCCTTGACCCCGATCTCCGCCTCGGCGTGGCGCATCTCCAGCTGCATTTGCTGCTGTTGGACCTGTTGGGCCATCGGGTCCGGCGCCATCATCTGGTCCACGATCTCAAGCAGCTTGTCCTTCTCGCGGAACGAAGAAGCCTGGATGAGCAGCTTGGCATAAGGCGGCGGAAGGTGGATCAGGCTCGGCATCATCTTGCTCAGCTGTTCGAACTGCTCGGCCTGGATGGTCGGCGTATCCATGCCCTCGTCGATGATGATGTCCACGTCGATCTCGGCAACCGGGTTCTTAACCTCCATCACCATCTGAGAACGCGGGTCTTGGGCCAATAGCGCAAGCTTCTGCTCAGCCTCTGGATCGCCCTCCAGCCTCTCCGCTGCAATCTCCAGCATGGTCTTTGGAGCATTAAGCCCAACCCACTGAAGATTGCGCTCGTCGTCAGTGACCCTGATCCACCTTTGGTCGGTCCAGTATTGCTTGATGCGTGCCCAGATCGCCCGATAGACGGCCAGCGACAGCGACCGGAGGCGATCCATCAGCACCGCGACCTCAACCATGCCCCCTTGCTGCATGGCAAGGATGGCGCGTCCCGACTGGTCGTTCTCGTTCTTGCCGGCCAAAGCCGCGTTCGGGCCTAGAAGATCGATCTCCGCCTTGGCGTCCTGCAATAGCTGAAGGTTGGCGGCGGCCAGGTCGTTGGTATCTAGGATTTCAAACTCGCCATCGTCGGCGATAATCATTCCGTCCGGCCGCGCCAGCTCGCGCCTCAGGGTCGAGATGTCCTGGGCCGAGCTACGAGAGATACGAGCCTGCCGCGAATTGATGAGGTGCATCGCCTTGGAGCGGCGCTTGTTGATCTCGTCCTGGGGCGAAATCATCACTTCGACTTCGCCATAGCGGTTGTTGTCCCGATCCACATAGGCGCTCATCGCCTTGATCGGGTTCTCCGGCTTGCCGTCCTCATCGATGTAGGGCGAGGGAACCGGATCCTCCAGGTAGCCGCCCTGCGTGAATACCGAGCGATACCATTGGCCTTGCTTCAGGCAATATTCCTCGCACACCCTGACACGGCGGCGCTTATAGTCGCACCACATGTCGTGCTTGGGCCGGTCGTCGTAGGTCTCGGTGTCCTTGGCTGCTTTCCAGGTGGATTCAATGACTTCCGCACGGTCTTTCCACCGCGCAATGGCGTCATCCATCTCCATCCAGTTGACGATGCCCATGTAGGCGGCGTCGGAGTAATCGATGCGCCGCGAATATGGATCGGCGTAGAAACGGTCCCACGGGACATGGATCAGGCTCGGGTCTGGCCCTTGCTTGCCGTTCGCAACCCCGACAAAAATCGCGCCAGCGCCCTCGACCATGATGTTCTCGAAGGCATCGGAGCGCTTGCTATCCCATTGCTGGTCGTCACAGATGAAGCGGAGGGCGTCGGTTGCGGCCTGTGCTGAGCCATCGTCGCCCGGAGTGCGAGGAAACGCCTTCGGGTCCTTACGCGTCTGTGCCTCAAGCCCCTTGAGATAGTTCACCTTCCTCTGGATGCGGTTGGACGTGACGATCGGCTGCCCGCGCTTCTTGAGCGCGTCGATCTCGTCCTGCGTCCATTGCTTGTTGTCGTAATAGTCGCGGCACTTTTCCGACTTGGCGCGAGCGTCACGCGTGGCGTGTTCCGACTCCTCGAACCGGCGAACGGAATCGGTCGCAGAATAGTCCGGTGCTTTCTCGGTGGAGGCTAGATTGTTCGCCAATTAGTCCCCTCCGAATCCTCGAATTTTCTGTCCCAGCGATCGCGGGGCTTGCTCGTCTTCTGTGTCGGAACCATCGCCGGATGCGCCTGGTCGATTGCCCGCCCGATCAATGAGGCGGTGTCCACTTCGTCGTCATGCTTGCCGGCGGGGAAGGACAGGAACTCACCCAAATCCGCCCCGCGCTCGAACAGCACCCGGCCACTCGCCGCCATTGCCTGGAACGACCTGGCCCGCGTCGGCTTGTCATGTACCGAAGGCAGCCATTCCAACCGGCAGAAGGTCTTGCGCTCGATCATCCGGCGCTTGAGCATCGGCTCGACCGCCTTCTGGATAACCCCGCCCTCGCCGAACCATGCCAGCGGTTTGTATTTCGCAATCAGGTCGAGCTTCTTCTCGATCCACACGTCCGAAGTGGCCTGCCCCCGCCACCCATCGACGCGGTATAATTGCCCCCCGGCGTCGATCCCCCAGATGCGATGGACCGTATAATCGCCATCGCCATCCGTGACCGCGTAGTCCGATGATCCGTAATAGCGGAGATCGGGTCGCGTCTCCCATTCCTTGAACCAACTCCGCTGAAAGAATGTGCCTTCGTCGGGTTGCGGCTTCTGCTGGTACAGCGCTGACCAGGTGCGCTGGTTGACCTTGAATGGCGCCCAGTGTGTTTCCGGGAACCACTCGGGCCACAGATATTCGCCGGGCTTTCGTCCTAGCGGGTCACCGTCTGTCGCCTGGGCGGGCAGGCAGATAACTCTCCACCTTCGCCCGTCGCGGCCCTGAATGATGCCGCTCTCGCCATTCCAGTCTTCGGGAAGGATTGAGCCGGACAAATCATCTTCGTGCCAGCGCGTCTGAATGATGACCTGTCGGCCGCCGGGCTTCAACCGCGTGGTAAGGTCGTCGTCGTAAGCTGCGCGGATCTTCTTCCGGATCGTCTCGCTGTCCGCTTCCTCGCGACCCTTCACAGGGTCATCGACCAACAAAAGGTCGGCGCGGTTGCCGGTGACGCCAGACAGGATGCCGCCGGCCATGTATTCAGAACCGTTGGTCAGGCTCCATTCGTCCGCCGCGCTGCTCTCAGTCGAGAGCCGGCAATCGAATAACGAACTGAATGAGCGCGACTTGACGAGCTGCCTGGCCCGCCGACCCTGCTTCCGAGCGAGGTCCGATCCGTAGCTGGTCAGAATGACATTCTGCTTCGGCAGCCGGGCCATGAACCAGGGCACGAACACAACATCGACGTAAGTGGACTTGGCCGAGCCTGGCGGCATGAACACCATTAGGTTCTGCTCTTTGCCGTCCGCCACATCCTGGAGGGCGGCGCAAAGCAGAGCGTGGTGGTCCGCAAGCTCCTTCAATTGGAGCGTGTGAAACCTGTCCTCGTCGTCATTGTCCGTCACGGGAACGGTCGGAATTTCGACCATCACCGCAAAGTCTCTAAGGCTCCGCCGCGCAAGCTCCCGCCGCGCAGCTATTACATCATTCGGGCAATACCCGGATGCTGGCGAGGGCGCGGAGCTGGTCATCGGTGAGGCTGGACACGTCAAGCGTGGACTTCCCCTCCGTCTTTATCGGCTCGCCGTCCTTGCCGGTGAGTTCGTGCTTCTGCTTGTCGCTGAAAGCGTTACTCAGCTTGCCGAGAAACCAACGCTCGGCATCCAGCGCCAATCGGCCCTTTGCTGCGTCCTCTGCCCTCTTGGCGTCCTCGACGGCTTTCTCGGCTCTCGCCAAGTAGCCGATTTCCCGCGCGCGCGTTATCTGTCCCGCGAACGCTTGATCTTCGTCCATCCAGCGATGAATTGTTGACCAGGCTGGCATTCCATCGAGGCGGCAAATCGCGCTGAGGCTTTCCCCCTCCGCGAGCTTCTCAATGATCTGCTCGCGAACATTCATTTCCTCGGCAATCTAAGCTTGGCCTTGTCCGAAAGGATCATCCGCCCAATCGCTATTGGTGAGCAGGATGCTTTCAGTTCGGGCTTGTGGTTCATTTGAGCTTGGGGTGAATGGTGATCCATCCGTCTGCTTCCGGTTTGCATTCGAGCTGGCGGGCTTCGATCTCGCGGCGGAAGA